TTTCAAGATTTAATTGCTCCAGATAATTTTTTAAAAGAGAGATTTGTTTGCTTTCTCCTTTGTTATTATACAAGTATTTGATGATGTATTCTACTTGGTTTTTCTTGTTTACTTTTTTATTGATCCATCTATCTATCTCGATGTTTTTTTCGAGCATCTCTCCAAAATCTTTGACGATTGGTAATCGAATTTCTATTTTGTCTACATCAAAGAATTTAATTAATTTAAGATAAATTTTGATAGCAGCCTCAAGTCCGCGATTATCTGATTTATCTGAATCGTTATTGGTAGAAATGTATATCTTGTTAAGCGATAAAGACATTAAATAAGACAATTGCTTAGAACTTATTTCCAAACCAAAAACTACGAGATGATTATATAATCCTTGTTGAGACAAAGCTAAACTATCTCCGATTCCTTCAACTAGAATGATTTCTTTCTTTTCTTCAATTTTTGAAAGAAACACATTGTTGTTTTCACCAGATTTGTTTGGTAGATTTATTGGATAAATCCAATTTGCTTTTTTGCCAAGATGTTTCCATTTTGGAGTGTAGCTCTCTGATTTCCATAACAAATGTCTACCGCTTATACCCACAACTTTACCGTTTTCGTCAAATATTGGAAATACAAATCTACCGTTCATCTTTCCAGACATTGAAAATCCAGAACGATAAAGCTCTAAAACATTACTACTGATTCCTTTTTTGTTATAGAATTCATAATGAGGAAGCAAAGTCTTTATCTCATCATGATTAAAAAATTGATCTGATTCCATTTTAGGAGTTTTTGTTGTTTCAATGAATGATTGATTCTCGGGTTTTACAGAATCCAAAAATTCTTTTAGTTTTTCATTATCTTGACAGCTTAATTCAACCAGTTTTTTGAATGGTTGATAGGTTGTGTTAGCGACGAAGTCTCTCCAAATACCTGTGTTTTTCCAGATTTGAAGAGCTGTTCTATTATCACCCTGTCTATAAACAGCATTGGATCTCCAATATTTGCCGTTATCAGACAAATCGTAACCCAATTCTGTGAGTATTCTTTCAATTTTTTCTGGAGCATCATTAATCGAGGTTTGGGACATCATCTGAAGAATCTTTCGCTACAGTTGCGGTTGCTGAGATTGAATCAACGATATCTCGAAGATCGCCTTTTTCTGTTACACAAAAATTAGCAATTTCAAGATTAACAAAATTTTTCTTTAAAGATCCATCTGCCATTTGAATTGGATTTATTGCTCCCGCAATATCTTTTCCTAGATGGCGAGATTTAACATTAATCAGTTTATGAGTGCCGAAACCTTTTTCTTGTTGAAGCTCATCGAATGTTTTATTTCGAAGAATAAACATGTGAGATGAAAACTGAGTAATTCGATCAGAAAGGGAAACGATACTTTCATCATCAACGACATTTGAAGACATTTTATTCGTCACAATACCAGCTCGATTCGATTGAACAGAAGTCATCATTGAAACGCAAGGACCTTTATCAGAAGTCAAATCTCTCTGAATGCATTTTTTATATTTATCAACCATTTCTCCTACTATCTGCCATTCAGTTTTATTATTACCTCCTACTTCACTGGTTGTTTTAATATAATCGAAACTGAAAATCATTGGATTTCCGCGACCGATTTTAGAATAATAAAATCTCTTTAGAACGCTGATTTGAGAATCAACATTCATTCCACCGACATTATAATAATAAAGCTTTTTATATCTGCCCTTGATTGTCTTCCAAACAGACCTTACACGATCAACAATTTCTGGACCAGATTTTCTCCAGTTGCCACTTTCTAGCAAATACATTGGAACTTTAGACAAAGCTGCACATTGTCTGAAGATCAATTCTTCTTTGCTCATTTCGCCATTATCAAAATGAAGAACTGGAACAGAATACTGTTCTGAAACTTTTGTGGTAAAATCTAAACAGAATTGAGTTTTACCAACACCAGAACGAGCCACAATAACAGTGATGTTGCCCGGTCTTAAAAGAGATCCGTATAAATCTTGTAGCTTTGGATGAGGACCAGCGTACCCAAATTCAGTAACAGGATTATTACCTCTTTCTTCGATAAGATTTTCCATCTCGTCAAAGATGTTTTCTGGTTGTTCATGACCCTTTTCGTAAAGATTAATTTGATCATTGTACAGCTTATCGGCAGTTTCAATGATCGCGTTGTAGTCTGAAGAAGGTGAAATAGATTTCATCTTCTTGTTTATTTCCGCGCCACAAAGAGCTATCTCTCGACGAATTGTATATTTTTTTAACTCTTTGGCTACACTTACGACTGAATCAACTGAAATCTTTTTAAGAGAAAGAGATTCAATATAATCAGAAGGATTGATATTATCTTCAAAAGTTATACCATAATTTTTAACTCTTTGAGATATAATTACTTCATCAATGCTCTCATCATTTTCTATTGCTTGACGAAGTACTGAAAAAATAGTACGGTTAATTTTAGAACTTTCGCTCCAAAAATCTTTTTCCGTAATGAAAGACGCTATGTCTGCATAACGGTCTGGATACTTGATCAGTCCAGCAAGCAATTGCGTCTCTAAATCATAGGAGTAGATCATTCACGCCAACCCTATCACTCTTCGTCGGACATGTCAACAGAATCTTGAGAATTATTGACTTCTTCAAGAAATTTTTCCATAGCTTTAACAAGCCCCATTTCAACGATTGGATTTGCAACTTTTGTGTAGATCATGGGGCAACCGTCTTGAGAGACGTAAGCGACAATGAATCCTTTGGATGATTCGTCAGAACCAGTGAATTCATAGAGCCTATTAAAATAATTTTCAGGAATTTTAAAATGCTTAAAGCTCTCTGAATTTTGATCTTTCTTAATCATGTTATTATAATATTACACCTTGACTCTCAAAAAGATGTTTATCTATTATATCATTTTCATAAATAGTTACAAGTGTAATATTGTTTAGTCCGCAAAACTTTTCTTTTGTTTGATCTCTTTTCAATTGATGTAGAAAATTAATTCTATTTTGATGGAAGAATTCTACATATTGAGTATGTTGCCTACCTTGAACTTCTATTGCGATTCTTTTATTCGCATTATAGAAATCCAAGGTCAGGCGAGTTCCAACAATAGGAAATTCCTCGAAAACGATGTTTGATTCCCAATATTGTTGTAAGAATTTTTTGACTTCGACTTGGAATTTACTTCTGCTTTTTGAATTCCAGTCAATCAAATAATTCTTAGGATTCTTGCATCGTTTTTTTTTATTATTTAGAGATAGGAATTCCATCAGTTAGATTAAGTTTACCACCAATATATTGAAATAGGAACTTTTTCAATTCGTCGCTTTTATCAACCATATTTTCGAATTTAGCCGTTCCTTGAATACTTTCAGGGAATTCAACGCCTCCTTCTTTTAAATCTCTAATAAAATCATCAGAGAAATTGATCCAAGCTCCTTTTTGTTCAGCGAAACCCCACATCAACAAGAAATCCAAGATTTCTTTTTCGATCCAGTTGGAAGTTCCATTTTTGCGACCATATCGAATAGGATATTTAATCAAAGCATTGGTTTTTTCGTTTGGAGACTTTTTGATAGTAATTTTAACAAAATGTCCGATATACGGATTCTTTTGCTCATCATAAGCAGCTTTTTCATCTTGAAGAATTAGATCGCCCTTGAAACGAGCTTCAAATTCAAAAATCCAGTTAGCAAAATGCAACAATGCATTTCCACCAGTTGCGGTTGTTTGGCGAATTGGAGCTTTGCTATATGGATCGAGTTTAATATCAGCGCGAACTTGAGAAATAAATACAGCAATATGCCCTCGTTTTTGAAGAGCTATAGACATTCTCTTCATCAAATCCGCAGCAATTACTGCTCCACCAGCAACCTTTTGAGATTCTTCAAAAGTCTTGTCCAGATCGCCTTTACGAATCAATCCATCGACAGAGTCAAGAAGGAAAAAATATTGTAACTTTTCATCATTCTTTCCTACTAGTTCACGCATTGCATCAAATACTGTTTCGTGAATATTCGATTCAAATACATAACAAGTACCTTCAACCCATTCATCTTCGTTGAATACAAATTTAATACCTGATCGCTCCATCATTTCTTTACTCAAACGTCCTTCTGCTTTAATATAAAAACCTTTTCGCTTTGAGGATTTATCGAGAAAACTCTTCATAAATTGAAGAGCGCAGCTTGTCTTGCCTCCTTCATTGATTCCGCAGAAACGATGAAGACCAGTGCCAAGACCGCCGCCTAAACAATAATCTAGCAACAAACTGCCGCTAGAAACTTTATATTCGATTGCTTCTTCGAAATTGTAATGCGATTCCTTGTTTCGTTTAAGGAATGACTTTAATTGTTCTTGTGAAGTTAAGATTTCGCTCTTCGCTTCTTTTGATTCTTTTTTACTCATTTTAAAAAGTCTTTAACTGATTTCGGTTTATCTATAGAATGATAGTCTTCTCCTGTCTTTTCGACAAGCTTTTTCTGTTTTTTACCACTTTCAATTTGAAAAAAGAATTGGTCGTATTTAGCTTTTAATTCATCTTGCTTTACGCTTAAATATAGTTTTAAAGAATTTACTTTATCGATGTTTGCTTCTTCCCAGAATTGTTTGTCTGGAAATTTCTCTAAAAGATTATTTAAAAGTTTAAACTCAACAGCCCAATA